CCCTTGATCATGGCCTTGTCCTGCGCAGCGTCATCGTGCGCCATGCCACCCTTAGCAAACGTGTCCTTGCCGGTGTTCTTAGCGCCCATTGCCCGGCGAATAGCCTTGCGCTGGTTCCAGTTCTCTTTGTTGATCTGCTCGTCAGAAGGCATGGGCCACTGGGCGGGGTATGGCGCTTCGTCTTCAGTGGGAAGAGGGACCTTCACAGCTTTGCCGCCTTCAGCATAGCCACCCTTCTTCATAGTGGCGGGGCGGCGAGTCGGCATAGGCATATCCTTCGCCTTGCCGTAGAAATCCTCATCGGTGGACTGGTTCTTGGTGCCCTTCATACCCTTCACAGGTACGGAGGTATCAGGCCCCTTGTCGATGTATTCTGGGCCGCCACGAGACTTTTTGACTTCCCCTTTGGGCTTGCCAATCCCAATGACAACCATCATGCCCTTGGGGGCCTTCTCAGCCTCAACCTTGCCACCCTTGGCGAACATGGGCCCAGTCACCTTGCTAGGCGAGCTCTTGGTGTAGCCAGCGGCGGAGGGGAACTCGAAGTCTTTGACGTAGCGGATAGCCATGGGATTTACCTCAGTTACAGTCCCACTTGCGAAGAGACTTATTGATACGAGAATCTGGATCACGAGCCGTCTCCGAGGAGGTCAGCTTCGCCTTCATGCCCTTCATTCTGCTACAGAATGAATCGCGTCGAGCAGCAGCCGCAGGACTTTTCTTCGCCTCAGAAGAGCTAACAGGGCGCTTAATGTCATGACCTTGAGCGCGAAGGGACGCACGTCCCTTCTCATTTAGGCCGCCTTCGGGGTTTTTGCCCTCAGCGCGGGTCCAAGCGCCACCAGTCTTGTAGACCGGCGTTGCTCCGCCCTTAGCCATACACCAGCGCCCCATGGGTCACCCGTAAGTCTTGATGCACTCGAGAACGATGGTGTACATATCGCCAGCGGAGGCATCGGACGTCGTGAAGGTGATGTTCCCTGTCTTGCCTGCACCCGCATTATTGGTGATGCCGCCAAAATGCTCGCCAAAGCACATGTGATAGGTCGTGTTTTGAGGGAGCATCCAAGCCAAAAGCGAGGTCGATGCCTGCCAAAGGATCTGAACTTCCATGCCATGGCAGGACGACCAAATCTTGTTGATCTTGACGCCCGTGCAAGCCACGCCTTGCGCATTGGGCGCAAGAGCAGAGACATTCACTTTCACGACATTGGACTCGCCAGTGCCGTCAGAGATATTTGTAAACTTCTGAATCACAAGACGCTCACCATCTTGGAGCGTCTGCGAATTGACTGTATCGACCATTGGTCCCTCCTAAAGAAAAGTGAGGGGGCGCGAAGCCCCCTTGCTTATTAGGCGGGGACGAGGCCGACAGCGCCCGTCTGCGTAGCGTCAGGGCCAGCCGCAGCAGCGGTGAGGCCAATGGCGATCACGAGACGGCGCGAGCCGTTGGAAGCCGAGGTAGCAGGCAAGAACGTGCCACGCACATCACCCGTCGAGGACGAGGGAGTGGTCGTATCAGCAGCCGTGAACGTGCCAGCGTTGTCGGCAACCGCACCAGCCCAGCCAGTGCGGAGCAGGTAGCCAGCGTCCGTGACCTTGTAGGGAAGGCCAAAGGTGTCGCCCATGCCGACAGACAGGTTGCCGACGAATGCGGCAGAGGCGTAAACCTTGGTGATCGTCTTGAAGCCTTTCAGGCCGTTGACGGTGGTGGTGCCGTTGATCGTCAGCAACGAGGTCTGCGCCTGCCCCCAGTAGTCCGTGCCGGTGACGGTCACAGTCTGGGTGGTGTCGCTGGCGCTGGACGAAACGATTGAGACGTTGCGGCAGCAGTTAAAGGTAGCCACACCGGCAGATGCAGTGGTGCCATTGACCGTGGCATAACCAGCAGCCGCAACAGCCTGCGCAGCGCACACGGCAGTGGCAGAAAGGGTGGCGGGAACGATGTCGTAGATGTAGACGCGACCCAGAGGGCCGACACCTTCATACACCTGACCGGGGCCAGCCCAGCCCTGAGACTGCGGGCCATTGGCTCCACCGAGCCAGAGATCGTCACTATATTGCGGCATTGGTCTTCTCCATGAAAAGCTTGACCGGGTTTCGGTAGGGGTATTATGCGCGATTTTTGCCGAGAGCGCTAGTGTGCCTTTCTAGGTAATCTGCGGCCTTTCGGAGAAGCTCGGGGCTATCTTTGAACGACCCTATTGCCGTGTTACAGGAGCTGCAAAGAAGGGATCTAACTTTTCCAGTCGTGTGGCAATGGTCAACAGCAAGTTGAAACGGTTTGCCGCGAATCATAGATTTTTCTGCCCCCAAGCAAACAGCGCAAACCCCATTCTGTTCTTCATATTTTTTTGTGTACCATTCAATGTCCACGCCATATGATTTTTTTAGGTCGGCAGATTTGAAATACGATTTGTTTTTTGTCCGAGCATGTCTCTGCCATTCGCGCATGTAGTCTGCGCGGGTTTTGCGTTGCTCTTTACTCAGTACAGGCTCTCGCCAATAAAAATTATCTGATGACCAAGGTTTTGATTTATCAATACGAAAAGCTTTTGCCTCATCAGACGGCCTTTCTGGTATAGCTTGAGAAAATACCCAGAAGTCATTAACCCATGCTGGCTCCATATCAAGGCGATGATACCGGCGAAGACCGCACCAAGCTCGATATGCAGGATGTTTCTCGCGAGCACCCCAATCGTCAGGGCGCGTCTGCTCAATTGAGCCATGGCGTAATTGGCGCTTATAGTGTTTTTGACATAAGTCTTTGGAAAAACTTGGATTATTACAATGAAAAATGCTGCATTTTGTTGGCACTTGAACGTCCTGTGGCGGTGAGTTGCCCCACCGCCACTTTGGACTGTTCCTAGATAAAAGTCAACTCAGACCCCGGGTGTGCCGTAGACCGCGCGGGGATCGGTCCAGCCGAGGTCATAACGCTCGGTGGACTTGAAGCGCATCGAGTCGGTCTCGAAGTCGCCTTCCATGCTCTTCTCGAGCGAACGGCGCATCATGAGCTTCAGGCCTTCCGGCGCGTCGGTCTCGACCCACCAAGCGGTGGTCGAGGTCAGACGAGACAGGTTGGCCTGACCGCCATCAAGGAGCCCCATGGACTTCACGGGATTGATGTCGTTGTTGCCCGTGCCGGTGCGGAGGACGCTCTTCAGCAGAACCTCAGCTTGGAACACGTTCGACGGAGACACAACCAGCTTGGTCGGGTTCAGACGGATGCGCTTGCCGTTGTTGTCAACAGCGTTGCGGACCTGAATGAGGATCTGCTCCAGCGAGGTCTGCGACAGCGCGGCGGCGGTCGAGAGCTGGTTGGAGAAGGTCCCGCTCATGATCGGGTGATCGGTCGCGACAAGAGACTTGCCGTCACCGCCCGCATAAGCGCCGTTGAACGCGCGGTTGAGCACGTTCGCCGCCAGCGTCTCCTTCGTCTCGACCAGCGACTGGGCGAGATGCTTGGCGTAGGTCTGGCCGATACGGATGTGATCACCGTCCTCGACAAGAACCTTCGTCAGAGCGAAGGCAAGGCCATAGACCTTGTACTGGTAGCGCTTGATGAAGAGCACACCACCGGACTGGTAGGTGACTGCCGTGCCATCGGGAAGCTCAGGAGCCGCACCGAAGCCGAACAGAACCGGCTCTTCGTGGTAGTTGCGAGGAATGCCACGCTCCTCGCGGAAGACCTGCTTCCACTCGTCGGAACGCTGATCGTAAACGCCGTCGAACGCCTCGTTGAGGATGGGCTCGACAATGGACCGGAAGTCCGTACTGCGCATTGGTGTTGCCATGACAGGGGCTCCCTATTAGAAGGCGTTGATCGTGGCGACGTACTGGTGCTTCGAGATCTGCACCTGAACGACAGTGAAAGCATCGCCCGCAGCATTATCAATGCCGTTGGCAATACCGATGACTCGCATCTGCGCGCTACCAGAGGTGGTGACGGTGCCGATTCCGAGGGTAGCAATCGAATAGCCCAGACCGTTGCTGGAACCAGCAGCGCTGAAGTTATACTGATTGCCGATGTTGGTCTGAGAGACCGCACCATCAGCCTGAATCTCGTAAACGAGATAGGGGTCCATGGTGTAGTAGGCGATGATCTCAGTCGCAGTCGTGCCAGAGGGCCAGCTGGGCGAGATCACCGGACGCTGAGCGCCCGAGGGGAGATACTGACAACCGGCGAAGAGACCGATGAAAGCATCGCCAGCAGCGGCGGCCTGAAGTGTGCCGTCGGTGCCCATTTTCACGGGCTGACCAGTGTAGAGGTCAGCCGCATAGGTGGACAGGATTGTGCCCTGCATTTCACGGATGATGCCCGAGGGGCTATAAACCGCCCGGAGACCGAAGGGAGCATTGGTCGAAGACATCTTCGAATCCTTTTGCTAGATGAGGGGAACCGCCTCAGTCGAAGACTGGAGCGGGAGCTGCTTCACGCAAGCTAGACATGCCGTCTTCCTCGACCACCCGTGTCTTGGCGCTACGAGCACGCGCTTCCATCGAGTCCATATCAGACGTGACCTTCTCCTCCTCACGCAGAGGCGCGTCATGGTGCGACTCTCTCATGAAGCGGTAGTAGAGACGCTCCGGCAGCTTGGCCGCAATCATCTCGTTCACGCCGATTAGGCCAGCGTATTCGCCGGTCTTGACGGTTGCGTATTCCCAACCCGGAACCTCTTCAGGACGAACCGGCTCGTATCCGAGACGGAAGCGACCCTGAATTGAATCGCGCGGGTTAGTCGTCGTAAGCCAGCACGAATGATAGCCCGGAATTTCAGGCAAATCAGGCAGTGCGCTTTGATAGAACGCATCTCGAAACATCTGCACTCGGTCGTCATCGGAGAGCTCGCGGTTCTCTGTGACTGCGCGATCATCCATCGCACGGCTACGACGCGCCGGGTCAGATACTTTCTTCAGTCGTTCATCGTTACCTAAGTTCATAGCTCGCTCCTTCAGCGTGCAGATTTCAGTTCACGATCCGTTTCTTGGTAGCGCTTCAACATGCGCTGCCTAAGAACCGGGTCATCCCAGTAGCCAGCGTCTCGCATCGCTTGGATGCGCTCGGCGCTGACGAATACTTTCTTGGAGCCGGGAGCACTCATCTCCCGAGTTCCGCCGACAGGGGGACCGCGCCTGCCAGTCTGTTGAGATCCAGTATAGTCTGAATCGTCGTCGTCTGCAAAGCGGTGCGGGAGACGGGCCTCAATGCGGCGGTCAAGCTCTTTCCAGTACTTCTTCGTGGACGGGTCGTAACCCTCCGCGACAAGCCCGGCGTCGATAGCCTTGGCGGCAAGAGAATCAGGGTCGCTGCCATTGGCGTTGAACCAAGAGTTCTGCGCAGCCCACTTGTTCGCCCGCTCAGCCACTTCAGACTTCTGGGGAGCAGGCTGCTGAGAGAACTGGTTCTTGACCCGGTTGATCTCAGCGGCTTGCGCCATTGCCTGATCGCGTTGACGAAGGAGCTCAGGGACCTTGGCCCCATCCCCGATCTCGATGGCCTTGGCAAGATCATGCTCGGCCTTCTGGATCGCGTAGACCGCCTGATTGTAGTTCTGGTCAAGCGAGCCCTTCTGGGCAGAGATCGCGTGGTGTTCGACAGCCTCAAGGCGCTGCTGGAGCGTCTTGTTCTGCTCAATCAGCCACTGCATCTCTTCTTTTGTCTTGTCGCGGGCGAAGCGCTGGCCTTCACGGCGGCGCTTGCGCTCGTTACGCCGAGCTTCACGTTTTCCTTCCTCTTCTTCATTGCGAGAGTCGGAAAGTCGCTCGTCTTCGCCATCATCACCATCATGATCGTCAGCTTCGCTTTCGATCTCAACGGCTTCAAGCTTCTCTTCTTGGATTTCGGCCTTCTCGGTGCTGTTCATGTCAGACTCCCACCGGCTCATCATCATCATTCAGGGCGTTATTAACGCCACCAACGATGTTGAGGTCATCAAAAATGGCAAATTGGACCTTGTCGATGTAGTCATCATCGACTTTGTAGGACTTTTCCCAACGAAGGCCGCCGTATTTTGGCACGAAAACGTATTCGCCAGCCTCGCACCAGCGTCCTTCGGCCCATGGCTCCATGGTATTGCGGTTCTTGTAGGCCAGCGGCCCCATAGCGATCACCTTAGCCACGCAGGTATTGTCCATCTGCGTGTCGGTCGCCTCTTTCGTCATGTAGAGGCCGCTTTTGCGCCTTGTTCGCACTCGGCGAACCTGCACAAGGACACGGGATCCAAAAGGCGCGATTCCCGGGTCAACTTGTGGGAACAATATTCCAGTTTTATCCCCAGATTGGCTTAGCGCGGCGTCGTTTACCATGCTCATCGTCTTCTCCTTCTGCCAAGGTCTCCTCGATGATCGCGATAGCGCGACCCAGACCGGCGTAAATTCCAGCCCTGCGCCCGTACTCGAAGATCGAGCCGTCGCCGGGCTGCACCATGGTTTCGTGGGCCACCCGAGATTGGTCCTCGAGTAGCCTCTTGATGATGATGTCAATCATGCAGCCTCCTTGTCAAGGCTACTTTTTCCCATTGAAGGAACTTAGTCCACTCTTAGCTGGGGAATCATTCTTTCCAGAAAGATTCCTGTGGATACCGTAGGGCTTATGCGGCTTTACCATGTCGTTGGTCATGTTCGGCCCCTCAGGGGCGTTGTTCACGGCCATGCCCATGGCGAGGCGCTTATGCTGCGGAAGAAGGGCGTTATCCATCGTAAACCTCAGGGGTTGATACCGTGGCCAGTGGAGAGTCTAGGGTGCCCACCATGTTCGGCCTCAAACACAGCAAGTTCTTTTGCGGTGCGGTTGTCCGCATCGTTCATTTGGACCTTGGACTGAACCTCGGCCATATTCTCTTGCATCTTGATCTGATCCAGCTGTGTTTCACGGGAAACACGCGCCTGATCAAGCTGAATCTTCGCCTGATCGTACTGCGCCTTGCGCTGCGTCTCGGCCATCAGCACCTGCGTCGGATCCTGCGGCTTGGGCGGCTGGAACTGCTGCAAGAACTGCTGGGCCTGTTGGATGATCGGCGGGATGCCCTGCAAAGCGTTTTGGATGTCAGGCATGTAGCGCTGCGAGGCCATTGCCAGAGTGCGATCAAGCTCGGCGGAAACCTGCTCGTCCTTGCCGCCAAGGAACTGATCAAGAGGGATGCCGACGACGTTGCTGGTCTGCTCGTAGATGTAGAGCGAATACCAATACGCCATGTGCTCCTTGATGTGCTGGAGAACGCCGGGGATGTACACGGGACCAATCAGCTGGCTCATGCCGAAGATCGGGCTCTTCAGGTAGTCAAGATGAACCTGAAGGTGCGCAAGGTGGTCCTGCATCGGGAAAGCCGCCACAGGCCTCCCCAGCGTCAGGGCGAGGTTTTCGTTGACGGCATTGAGCTCCACAGGCTCCGGCTTCTTCGCCAGCAAAGCCTTGAAGTCGGGGATCTTCATGCCTTCAAGGAAGCGCTCCTCGACCACCGGCAGGTTGTAGAGCTGCGGCATGGCCGCTGCGCGCTGCACCACAGCCTGCATCTGGGCGGACCGCTGTACGTCCGAGAAGATGTTTGGATCAGAAACAGGGATCACATCCATGATGCCAAGGAAGTCCTTGGCCTTGCACATTTCCTCGCCGGTCACGCGCTGAATGTAGTCATCGTCGATATGCTTGGAGTTGAGGCGATGCAAAACCTTCAGCGTCATGCTCATCGCGTAGTGCAGGCGAGCGTGGATCGCCGAGAATACCGTCATGCCCTGCTCGATCATGGCGAGCGTGGTGCCCACCGGCACATTCGGGTTCTGGTCCTGAAGGTTCTCGTAGGTGGTGCGAACGACGCCTCTAGCGGCCTCCGTCACAAATCCCAGAAGCTGGTAAAGCACGGGGTTCGGCGGGTTGAAGGGGACGGGCATGGCGATCTTGCGAACGTCATCGACGCCAACGCCGCCCTCGATCTCCGTCACCTGCGTTGGCTCGATCCGGTCAGACTGGCCGCCACGGGATCCGCCCTTGAGCTTCAACATGCCCGGGAAGTTATTGATGTGCGCCGAGTCGAGAAGTGCCCGCAGCGACCCGGTGGCCGCCGCCGACAGGCTGCCGATCATGTGGGGAAGTCCGATGGGATAGGCCCCGCGCCACGGCACGAAGGGCCATTCGATCATGTGGACAAGCTCTTCCTGCTGCTCGTCGTCGGGATCCCAATTGCGGAAGATCGCCAGCACTTCCTTCGTGGTGTGGTCGATGGTCACGAGGTAGGGGGCAAGGCCAAAGTTGTCTTCGAAGTCCAGCCAGCAGGCGATCTCAAAGACCGTCCGCATCCCGTCTTCGTTGTAACTATTCTGCTCCTTGCCCTCGATCTTGTTGTTGGCCTTCGCGGGGCCAGTCAACTCAGGCTCTTGGGGCGCAACAAGGCTGATCTCGCGATACATGCCCGTGCCGACACGCTTTTCGAACTCAAGGCGCGTCAGGTACTGAACATGCGTCTTGCGCTCGGCCGTGTAGAAGCTGGTGGCGCTGTAAGGCAGGTAAACGTCGTCGATGGGGACGAAGATCGACATCGGACGGTTACGCTGCTCGTCCCAGACCATCTTCATATACTGAGCACCGCCCAGCGGGATCTGCGTCGTCAGCTGCTCAAGCTCAGGCCGGAACTCAACCATCTGCTGAGTCAGCTGCCAGTTCATGAATTTCTGCTTGCGCTTGGCCTTTTCCAGCTTGGCCTGCGTCACTTCTCCGGGGATAAATTCCTTAACGGGTCCACTAGATGGGAAGATTTCCTTAATAACACGGGAGGAAAAATCTACGCAGGCCTCGGTCAGCATGGGATGCACAACCTTGGATGCGCCCTGAAAGTCAGCGCCACCGGGGGCGTCATCGCCCAGACCAGTGCGGCGCAGGCCTTCCTCGTACTGCTTGTCGCGCAGGGACCTAGCTTCCTTGTCGCGCTCAATGAACTCCAGAAGCTGGCTGGAGATCGTCATCATGTCCGAGTTAGGCATCTCTTCGGCGAGGTTCGCGTAGAACTCGGCGTTCTGGGCCTGATCTGGCTCGTC